GCCGAGCGAGCGGCAGCGGGTCACCACGTCGTTGTCGGTGCCGGGCAGCACGTAGCCGTGATACCAGATGCCGAACTCGTCCTCGCCCACCGCGACCGCGGCCCACGCGTTGCACGAGTCGTCGTAGTGGGCCTGCGCCTCGCGCCAGTCGAGCGACTTGGCCGCGTGGTTGCCGCCGTAGGTGAGCACGCCCACCGGGAGGAACTCGCCGTCGGTGGTGAGCACCTCGGCGTTGGCGAAGTAGGCGTAGCCCGAGCGCGACTTCGGGGCCATGAGGGTCGTGCCGGGCACCCCGAGGTGCGGCCGACCCCACGCGGCGATGTGGCCGTAGACCTCGATGCGGCCGTGCTCGTCGGCGGCACGGATGCGGCCGGGGGTCCGAAGCCGGGGTCGGCGAACCACTCGGACGGCGGGGCGGACGGGTCGACGTCCACGGTGACCTCGGCGTCGGCTTCCAGCACGGAGAACGCTCCGACGCCGGCAGGGAGCGCGACACCGGGCATGGTGGGCACGAAGGCACCCTCAGTGAACGACGACGCAGCGGTGATGGCGTCCTCGCTCATCACCGGCTCGCCGAAGTCGAACTCGGGGTCCTCCAACTCCACGAAGCACCCCTCCATGGCCGGGTTGGCGAGCAGGGTGGTGGCGCTGATCTGGTAGTCGGTGAAGTCGATCAGGAGCTTCATGGCCTCGAGGTCGAAGTCGACCTCGTAGTTGCTCACGGACAGCTCGACCGAGTTGCCGCGCAGCACCTTCATCTGCACCATGCGACCCGCCATGCGCGCCGACGGCGTGTCCATGATCCAGCCCCGCGCCTTGACCGAACCGTCGTCGTAGACCTCGATCAGATCGACCATGCCGGACACCTCGGCCCGGCCGGACTCGCCGTGCTGGGTGGCGGTCATCACCGAGAACGCGATCGGCAGTTCCCGCGTGCCGAACCCACTGTCGCGGAGCAGCCGGCCGTCCGCGGTGCGCAGGTTCAGCTTCACCATGTCGTTGAAGTAGATGCCGGTGAGCATCCCCTCGGGCGGCGCGTCCGGGTGCGAGCCGAAGGTCTTGATCGGCGTCAGGGTGTCGAGCATGGGTCCTCCTTGGAGACTGGCGCGAAGGATCGCACAGGGGTCAGCCCCATGTCACGCCGTGCTACTTCCTCACGTCCCCCGGCGCCCCAGCGGGCTTGGACGAGTCGGCGGGCAGGCGCGACGAGGGAGTCCCACCGACGCCGGGTGCGCCAGCAGGCTTGCCCGCCTCGATCTTCTCCCAGTCGAAGGACTCGGCCACGTCCATGCCGAAGGTGGCGAGGTACGGACTCTTGATCTGGCGACCAAGGATGCGGACGTACTCCTCCTCCGATGGTGCATCGGCGTCCTCCGCCCCCGACTTCTCGCGCAGCACCTTGTCGCTGACCGTGATGCGGTCGTGAAGTTGGCGGTAGTCCTCGGCGGCGTTCGGGCGGGTGACGACATTGGACCCGTCGGCGATGACCGTGACGGTGGCGATCTCCTGCTGGGGGAATCCGTTGTCGGCGAGCGCTGGTCGGAGGAACACACGCAGCAGGCCATCGGCGAAGCGGTCGGCCGGTGGTTGCAGGTGGTTGGTCACCGTTGAGTCCGAGATCGACCAGTTGGCCCAATGGGAAGCCTCACCCATCCCCGTCTGCACTTCGATGGGGAGGTCCTGGCCGCGGGTGATGGTGGTACGCAGTTCGTCGCGCAGGCGCATCTCGCCTTCGTCGATCACCCGGTCCAGGGTGATGTGCTTGATCTTCTCGCCGGCCTCGTCGGAGCCGCGCATGATGATCGGCATGACCCCAGCGGCGGTCCCGCGGTTCTGGATCGCCTTCTGCATCATGTCGATGATGGTGGCGATCACCGGGTCCATGTCCGCGAGGTCGGAGCCTTCCGGCTGCGGGGTGATCGGCATGGAGATGGAGTTCGGGATGAACAGGATGCCCGCCGAGGCGAGGCGCGACAGGATGCGCCCGCTGATCGAGTCGTTCAGGTCGAGGAGGCGTTGGCAGTCGTCCTTGAGCGCCTCGAGGGGGCCGTCGGCCTGCTGGCTGTACTCGGGGTGCGAGTACCAGAACCGGCGCAGGTAGGCGTTGTCGGGGATCAGGTCGTCCTCGGTCGGGTCGTCCCCGGAGCCGAGCGGGTCGCGCCAGGCGCGCTCCCCGGCGCCGCGCCACTCGGTGAAGCGCAGTTCGTTGGTCGACAGGAACTCCCACTCGGCGTCGCGTCCGCGCTCGGTGGGGGGGGCGAACAGGTAGCCGTCGGCGGCGATGTTCATGTTCAGCCCGTAGCGGCGCTGGATCTCCCCGATGCCACCC